GGGCATCCTTTTTAGCACGAATGGGCAATATGCCTGGCGCTGAGATGAAAGATGGAAAGCCTACCCGACTTTTACTTTCTCTTAGAGCTTGGGGCGCAACGTCCAAGGAAGACGCTAAAGCTAAGGCTAAAGCGATCTCTAAGAGGAATATGAAGTGAGACCAGTATCTGTCGGAGTTAACCCAACAGCCGCAACGCTGACAACTGTTTATACAGTTCCTACGGGTTATTACGCCAAGTTTACTGTCATGTACATTCACAATACTGGTGGTTCGACTAAGCACATTACTGTTCAATGGTATGACGCAAGTGCTGCCACAACCTTGGATATTCTTACTTCTTACACCTTAACTTCTAAAGAATACCTAGAATTTAATGGTGTTGCTTACATCGTTTTAGAAGAGGGCGATAGGCTTCAAATTACTACTGAAGCGGGTAGTACCTTTAGTTTTATTGCAACATTTGAGGTTCAGGGAGCGCAACGAACATGACCTACTTAGAACTTGTTAACGATGTGTTAGTTCGCTTGCGTGAAAGCACAGTATCTACTGTTGGCGAAACAACCTATTCTTCTTTGATTGGCAAGTTTGTCAATGATGCCAAGCGTCAGATTGAAGATACATACACTTGGAATTGCTTAAATCAGACAGTAACAGTCACTACTGCTACCAATACAAGTTCATATTCTTTAACTGGTACTGGTCAGAAGTTTCGTATTGCTGAAGCTCTTAATACTACAAACTATATTGTATTAAGCAACATTGCAGTTTCAGACATGAACCGCAAGTTGAACTTTGGCACACCAGTTCAGGGCGTTCCTTCTGAATATTGCTTTAATGGCTCAGATGGCAATGGTGATACAAAAGTAGATTTGTATCCTGTTCCTGATGGCGTTTACACATTGAAATTTGATGTAACAATCCCACAAGCTAATTTGACTGCTGATGGTACATCTGTGAAGGTTTTGGACTATTTGGTGACTCAAAGTGCCTATGCTCGTGCTTTGATTGAGCGTGGTGAAGATGGTGGAACAAACTCTACTGAGGCTTATGCTCTGTTTAGAGGGATGCTCTCTGACGCTATTGCGATGGAGTCCACTCGTTATCCTGAAGACAACTTTGTGGCGGTCTAATGGCAGGACAACTACAAAGTTACAGTCTCTCAGCACCAGGCTTTTATGGCCTGAATACTGAAGATTCCCCTCTTGATTTAGGGGCTGGCTTTGCTTTGGTTGCAACCAACTGCATTTTAGATCAGTATGGTCGTATTGGTGCTAGAAAAGGTTGGTCAAGGGTTAACTCTTCATCTGGTGCTTTGGGTGCTAATGATGTTGGCGTTATCCATGAGTTAGTCCAGACTGACGGGACTCTTACAGTTCTGTTTGCTGGCAACAACAAGATATTTAAACTTGGCACTGCTAATGCGGTGACTGAGTTGACCTATGGTGGGGGGGGTACTGCACCTACTATTACTGCATCTAATTGGCAAACTGCCTCCTTAAATGGCATTGCTTATTTCTTCCAAACTGGTCACGATCCTCTGATTTATGACCCCTCTATAAGTACAACTACTTATCGCAGAATATCTGAGAAGTCTGGTTATGTTGCTACTGCTCCACAAGCAAACATCTGCATCTCAGCATTTGGTCGTCTGTGGGTAGCTAATACTGCTACAGATAAAACAACCATTACCTTTTCTGATCTGATTGCAGGTCATGTATGGGGGGGTGGTACTTCAGGCTCATTGGATGTCTCCCGTGTATGGCCTAATGGTGCAGATGAGGTAATGGGCTTGGCAGCTCACAATGACTTCTTGTTTATCTTTGGTAAACGACAGATTCTTGTGTATTCTGGTGCTTCTACACCCGCATCTCTTGTTCTAAGCGACACAGTAGGTTCTATTGGTTGCATAGCTAGGGATACCATACAAAGTATTGGTACTGACGTTGTTTTCTTGTCAGACTCAGGTGTTCGTTCATTGATGAGGACAATTCAAGAGAAGTCTGCTCCTTTGCGAGACCTATCTAAAAATGTTCGTTTTGACCTTGCATCTTCATTAGCAAGCGAAACATTGGCTAATTTGAAGTCTGTTTACTCAGAAAAAGAAGCCTTTTATTTGCTTGTTTTACCCGCATCTTTCCAAGTTTACTGCTTCGATACCAAGCAAACATTGCAAGATGGTGCTTCCCGTGTAACCAAATGGGACTCAATTGCTCCTACTGCTTTGCGTTCTTTGCGTAATGGCGACTTGTATATTGGTAAGAATGGGTATATCGGCAAGTATGGAACTTATCTCGATGACACAGTAACGTACCGATTTGCGTACTACACAAACAATGCTGACTTGGGAAACCCTAATCAGATTTCTATTCTGAAGAACATTACAGCCATTGTGATTGGTGGCTCTGACCAGTTCTTAACTATCAATTGGGGCTTTGACTATTCTGGTGCTTATCGTGCCGAGAACGTCTATATCCCATCACAGACAAGTTATGAATATGGAACTGCTGAATACAACATTGCTGAATACACAAGTGGTGTGCCAATTAAGACGTTAACAGCGAATGCTTCAGGTGCGGGAAAGATTGTCCAGACAGGGTATGAAACAACCATTAAAGGTGTTTCTTTTTCATTGCAAAAGATTGAAATTCAAGCCAAAGATGGCAAAATGGGTTAAGGAGAATTATCGTGAGTAATTACACAAAAACAGTAAACTTTGCGTCAAAAGACAATTTGTCTCCTGGCAATCCTTTAAAGATTGTCAAAGGTACTGAGATTGACACTGAGTACAACAATATTGCTACTGCTGTTGCGACTAAAACAGACAATGCTTCTGCCAATATTACTGGTGGCTCAATTACTGGTATTACAGATTTGGCTATTGCTGATGGCGGTACAGGTGCTTCTACGGCTACTGCTGCTCTGAACAACCTTTTGCCTACCCAAACAGGTAACGCAAACAAGTATCTGCAAACTGATGGCACTAACGCTACTTGGGATGCAGTAAGCCTTTCAACTTCTGACATTACTGGGACTTTGCCCGTAGCAAATGGTGGCACTGGTGTAACTTCATCTACTGGCACAGGCGCAGTTGTTCTGTCAAACAGTCCTACTTTGGTGACTCCCGCATTGGGAACACCCGCTTCTGGCACGGCAACTAACCTAACTGGTCTGCCGATCTCAACAGGTGTTTCAGGTCTTGGTTCTGGTGTAGCTACTTTCTTGGCTACTCCATCATCTGCCAACCTAATTTCTGCCGTAACAGACGAAACAGGTAGTGGTGCTTTGGTGTTTGCCAATAGCCCAACCTTGGTCACTCCTGCTCTTGGAACGCCCTCTAGCGGTACTTTGACCAATGCTACTGGCTTGCCTATCAGCACAGGTGTTTCAGGTCTTGGAACAGGCGTAGCAACCTTCCTAGCGACTCCATCAAGTGCAAACCTTATATCTGCTGTAACAGATGAAACTGGCACAGGCTCTTTGGTATTTGCAACATCTCCAACATTGGTGACACCTGCTTTGGGTACACCTTCTAGCGCAACATTGACTAACGCTACAGGTCTTCCAATTGCCACAGGCGTATCTGGTTTAGGTACTGGCGTTGCTACGGCTTTGGCTGTGAATGTTGGCTCTTCTGGCGCACCTTTGGTCAATGGTGGTGTGCTTGGCACTCCATCTAGCGGAACTGCTACTAACCTTACAGGATTGCCAATTTCAACAGGTTTATCTGGTTTGGGTACTGGTGTAGCTACTGCCCTAGCTGTGAACGTAGGTTCTGCGGGTGCTGCTGTTGTTAATGGTGGTGCATTAGGCACACCCTCTGGCGGTACTGCAACCAACTTAACTGGTTTGCCTTTGTCTACTGGTGTAACAGGAACACTCCCTGTCGCCAATGGTGGTACAGGAACAGCAACCCCTAGCATTGTTGCAGGAACAAACGTAACTGTTACTGGCACATGGCCTAATCAGACTATCGCTGCTTCTGGCGGTGGTGGTTCTGGAACTGTAACTAGCGTTGATGTATCTGGTGGCACAACAGGATTGACTACTTCTGGTGGCCCTGTCACTACAACTGGAACAATCACTTTAGCGGGTACTTTGGCAGTAGCTAATGGCGGTACAGGACAGACTTCTTACACAGATGGTCAATTGCTAATTGGTAACAGCACAGGCAATACGCTAACCAAGGCCACGCTTACTGCGGGAACAAACGTCACTATTACCAATGCTGCGGGTGCAATTACGATTGCGGCTTCTGGTGGTGGTGCTTCTTCAGCTACACCCACAGTAGAAGGTACTGTTTACGGCAAGATGACCGCTAGTGGTGCATCACCTCGCCTAACTGCACTTGGTTATAACTCTGGTGTGGCAACCACAGGGGCAAACAATGTTTTCGTAGGTGTTAGTGCTGGAGAGGCAAATGTTGCAGGTACTGATAGCGTAGCCATCGGCTATCAAGCCATGAAAAACTATAGTGGTGGGGATGGTTTAAACATTGCCATTGGCTCATATGCGCTTACTACTGCAACTACTGGAACTTCCTATTACAACGTGGCAATCGGCTACGAAGCCATGAAGTTAAACACTTCGGGCTATAACAATGTTGCCATTGGGGTGGGGGCTTTAAAAAGTAACACTTCTGGCAGAGTTAGTGTAGCTGTTGGATATAACGCATTGCGTTCTTTGACTACTGGAAATGATGGGTCAACTGCTGTTGGTGCTTCTGCTTTAGACCAAGTAACGACTGGCATTTACAACGTGGGCGTTGGCGGTAGCGCACTAGCAGCAGTCACGACAGGCAGTCACAACACCGCCTTGGGATATGGTGCTTTAAATGCTTCATCGACAAGTTCTAGCAATGTTGCCATTGGTTACAACGCATTAACTGCCGCAGGTGTTAAAGATAATAATGTCGCCATTGGAAGAGATGCTTTAGTCGCAGCTACTACAGGGTCAAACAATGTAGCGGTCGGACATACTGCTTTAGAGGGTTGCACAACAGGTTATGGCAATGTTTCCATTGGATTGCGTTCAGCACTACAAACAACCACAGGATATGACAATGTTTGCGTTGGGCGTGGCGCAGGTCTAATTCTGACTACTGGCTATGAAAATATTACGATAGGTAGGGGCGCAGGTGAAAATACAGGCCCAACAACTGGAAACCGAAATACTTTAATTGGATATGACGCACGTGCATCAACTGGCGGTGCTGTAAGCCAACTTGTTCTTAGTAGTGGTGCTTCATCAACTAGTAAAGGCAATAGCACAGGATTTATTGACCCCAATACTGGTGGTGTTTACCAAGGTAATAATTCATCTTCATGGTCAACCACATCTGACAGACGCTTAAAGAAGAACATTGTTGATAACAACATTGGATTAGAAAAACTTACGCAAATTCAAATTCGTAATTTTGAGTATCGTATTGCTGATGAGGTTACTGAGCTACCGCAAGACCAAGTTATTAAAAAGCAAGGTATTCAGTTGGGTGTGATCGCTCAAGAACTGCAAGCCGTTTTACCTGACTGCGTTAAAACAGAATCTACTGGCGTTATGTCTGTTGACTCAGATAACCTGACTTGGTACATGATTAACGCTATCAAAGAACTTAAAGCACAAAACGATTCACTTCAGGCACGTTTAACTGCCGCTAATCTTTAAAGGACTAACATGATTGATACACCTACACCAGAACAAATTGCCAAGCACTACTCTGCTGCAATGGACAGCGTAAACCTAATCAATGGTAGCAAGCCAGAAGGCATGACTGACGCTGAGTGGGCTGACTGTCTTGAAAGAAATAAGGCTCACTTGGTCATTATGTTAGCTAAACCATACTGGACAAACGAAGACCTTGCACCATTGCAAGCTGCATCCGCATAAAGGAAACTGTCATGGCAACACAATCAGAAATCAATGCGGCATTGGGGTTGCCTCCTGGTATCAATCCAGATGGCTCTTGGAATGCTCAAGACTACATGGAACGTAGAGTTGCGGGACAAGTAGACACACAAGCCCAAGTCAATGCGGCTTTAGCGGCTAATCCATATTCTGCACAAAACATGGCTAAAGTCGATGTGACTAGGCAAGGGCAGTATGTAGATGATCCTATTACTGGAGAAACAGTTGCATTAACCAGTTACTCTCCTGGCTTTGACATTAACAACAAAACAGCATTGACTTATATTGGTGAAGGTCTTGCTAGGGGTGGTCAAGACTCTACATCACAACAATTTCTTGCAATTGCAACTCCCGCACAAAAGGCTGAAGCTGACAGATTGTGGTCTATTGAAAAGGCTCGTCTTGAAGAGATTGATAGACAAGCGGCTTTGGCGGCACAAGCAAATCAAGGAAAGACTCCTACTGGTTTGCTTACTGGTCAAGCAGATAAAACTGTTAGTGGTGGAGCAAATGCACAAGCATCACAAGCAGTTGCAAACCCCGCAGCGTTGCCTAAAGGTTTTCTAGAAGGGTTAGCGGCTATTCCTAACGTAACTGACCAACAGATCGTTACGGCTATGAAGACCGCTAATGTTTCTCCAAAGAACTTAGCTGATGGACTAGGAATCTCTGAGGGAGAAGTAGCGGCTCGTGTAGCGGCTACTATTCCAAATGGGCAGTCAGTAACGCTTGGAGATACTGTCATTGTTCCCCAATATCGGGTAACTGGTTCTGGTGAAACTGAAGAAGTTGGCGCTCTTGAGACTTTTTTCACATCTAAGACTAATGGCGATCCTAACTACAAAGCCCCTGTTGGTTCAGAAATGAAACAATTTGGTGCTGATGGCGTATTTCAACAAACACTAAAAACCAAAAAAGAACTTTCTTTTCTTGGTGGCATAGTAGATATGCTCAAAGACCCTGTAGTTTTAGCCGCTATAGGTGGCGCTGCTGCTGGTGGTTTACTAGGAACTGGTAGTGCTACTCTTGGAGCAGGAACAGCGGCAGGAACTGCTACTAGTACTGGTTTACTAACTGGTGGTGCAGGAGCAACCGCCTTGGGAACAGGTCTAACGGCAGGTAGCAGTCTTTCAGGCTTAACGGCAGGTAGCACTCTTTCTGGTCTAACTGCGGGTGCGGGTGCATTAACTGGTGCTAACACATTGCTTGGCGGTGCAGCACTTGGCTCTACTTTGGGTGGGTTGACTACTGGTGTTGGTGCAGGTGCATTGACTGCGGGTGCTTTAACTGCTGGAGCAGGTACTGGCGCTCTTACCGCATCACAAATAGGTTCTTTGCTTTCAGGTGGTTTGACTACTGGTGCAGGTCTTCTCCAACAACAAACATCTCGTGAAGCGGCTCAAAAAGCGCAACAGATGATTGATACTGAGACTGCTGCTGCCAAACAAGCCGCACAGTTTAGACCAGTTGGAATGACAACTCGATTTGGTACTTCACAGTTCACAGTCGATCCAGTAACAGGTCAATTGACAAGCGCAGGATATACCGCAAGCCCAGGTGTTTTAGAAGCTCAGAATCGTTTGGTTGCTTTGGGTAATCAAGGTTTAGCACAAGCAGAAGCCGCACAAGGTCAATTTGCTCCTTTGCAAACAGGCGCTCAAAACTTGTTTAACTTGGGTAATCAGTACATTGCTCAATCGCCTGAAGCAGTTGCACAGAACTATCTCAATCAACAGATGGCTTTGTTGCAACCAGGCAGAGAGACTGAACTCGCTAATTTGCAAAACAAACTGCAACAACAAGGTCGTGGTGGTTTGGCAGTTGCTCAAGGTGGTACTTTGGGCGATACAACTCCTGAACTACAGGCTTTGTATAACGCTCGTGCTACTCAAGAGGCTCAATTGGCGGCACAGGCTCAACAAGCAGGTCAACAACAGGTTGCATTTGGTGCGGGTCTGTTAGGTACTGGCGCACAAACTATGGGTCAGTATTACGCAGGTCAACAAGCCGCTTATGCTCCTTACACAACTGCTTTAGGTCAATTTACTAACTTAGAGCAATTGGCACAACAACCCCTTCAAATGGGTGCAAGCCTTGCTCAACAATCTGCTCAAGCAGGTGCTAATGTTGGTCGTTTAGGTTTGACAGGTGCTGGTCAAAGTGTTGCATTGGCTACTGGCCCTGCGGCAACAACTAACCCCTATTCAACACTACTGAGTGGACTAGGTGCTTCTCCAGCATTTGGGCAAGCAGTTGGTGGCTTATTTTTATAAGGATTCATCATGGCAGAAAATATCGTAGCGGGTCTGTTTGGACTGACCCCAGAAATGTATGGTGAACAGCAACGTAGAAGTGCTTTGCAAGAAGGTATTACCCTTGCTCAACTAGACCCTGCGGCTCGTGGTGCGGCATTGACCTATGGTGGCGCTAGAGGTCTTGGTACTGCTATTGGTGGCGCTATGGGCATAGAAGACCCTCAGTTGAAGTTAATTAGCACTAGAAATGCTATTGCCAGGCAGATAGACCAGTCCAATCCTGAGTCGATCCTACAAGGCGCTCAGATGCTTGCTCAAGCTGGTGACCAACAAGGTTCTATGGCATTGGCTCAACTTGCTCGTCAAGCACAGAGTGAGATGGCTTTAACTCAACAAAGACGGGCGGCAGAACAATCATCTTTGGCTACTGCGGCTAAGACTCAATTGTCTGTTAGGCAGGAAGAAGAATTACGTTCTGAATTATCTAAACTTGGCCCTGATGCAACTCAAGATCAAGTTATTGGCGTTCTGACTAAATATGGCCCACCAGAGAAAGTTTTGGCGGCTTTAACAGCAGCTCAAAGCAAAAAAGAAGCTGCACAAGCTAAGACTGAATCGGCTAAAACTGCGGCCGATGCGGCACTAGAAAGAGCTAAAGTTGCGGCTGATGCCAAGATTGATGCGGCTCGTGAGCGTGGTGCTACTGCCTTGCAAATTGCTCAAATGCAAGCTGATACTAAAAGAGAACTTGCACAACTGGCTGCCTCCATGAAAGAAGCGGCTTCTACTGAACTACTTACTCCTAAAGAGAAGCAAAAGCGTGAGGCTGCTTTCCCACAAGCAACATCCGCTATTAAAGGTTTTGAAACTAAAGCTGATTCTTTTGTTAACGATATTAAAAAACTGCGTGATGACCCTGGTCTTGCAGAGATTACTGGCATTGCCGCAGGTCGATTGCCTGGCATTACAGCAAATGGTCGTCGTGCTCAGGCTTTGTACGACAAGATTGTTGCAAAAGGCGGTTTCCAAGCATTGCAAGATATGCGAGATATGTCAAAAACAGGTGGTGCATTGGGCAATGTGTCGAATCAAGAGAATACACAATTGAAAGCATCGTTTGCTGCCATTGATCGTCGTCAAGATGCAAAAGATGTTAAGGCTGCACTTGATCAAGTCATTGGTGATATTGAAGGCTCTAAGACTCGTTTAAAAGAAGCGTACGATTTGACGTACTCATACAAGGCTGAACAACCTAAGAAGTCACTTTCTGGTGAAGATCAACGAGCTTTAGATTGGGCAAATAAAAACCCAAATGATCCTCGTTCTGCACAAATCAAGAATCGTTTAGGAGAAAAATAACATGGCTGAATTTGATCCTGACGCATACCTTGGTAAATCTACTGGATTTGACCCAGATAAGTATTTAGGTACTGAAAAGCCTGTTGCTGATGAAACTGCTAGATTGGCGGCTCGTTATCCTGCTCCTCCTTCGGCTCAAATACCTGGCTATGGGAAGCCTGTTCCTGCGGCTAAAAATGAACAGAATTTAACTTTAAGCCAGTTGCTTTATCGCAATATTGCCAAACCAGTACTTGCTCCTACAGTTGAAGCAATGGGTGCGGTTGGCGGTGGTTTACTAGGTACTCCAGCAGGGCCACCAGGTATTGTCGGTGGTGCAGGTTTAGGCTATGGAATGGCTAAAGAAGTCTTAAAACTAGGTGATATTTACCTTGGTGGCATGACTCCAGAGCAAGCCCAGACACAACCTGTTAAGAACATACTTGAAGGCGCTACATACGAAGCGGGTGGTCGTGTTGTTGGTCAAGCAGTAAGTGCTGGTATTGGCAAAGTAGTAGATTTATTTAATGCTCCTGCACAAAAAGCGGCTACTTTGGCTCAATTGTCTCTTGGTAAAGACCTTCCTGATGTGCTTGCTGCACTAAAGAAAGCTCCTCCTAATGCGAGTGTTGCTGAAATTACAGCTTCTGTTAACAATCCTAAATGGCAAGCATTGATTGATGATGCGCTGCAACAAGACCCACAATTCTTACGAAAAGTTAAGTTATTCAATGAAGACGAATCTCTAAAGGCTTTGTCTAAATTGGCGGGTGGTGAGAATGCGGCTGAAGTTCGTTCTATTGCTGAAAAAGCAAAAGATGCCTTGAATGCTATTACAACTCCATCAAGAGAAGCCGCATTAAATCGTGCAAATCTTGGTAAAGCGGTTGCTGAATATGAAGCAAAAGCGGGAATGTTAAGTGGAGAGGCTGCGGCTAAAGTTGCTGATGTTCGCAGATTGATTGAAGCGGGTGAATTGGCAGAGGCGGCAGGTCGTCTTGAGTTAATCAAGAAGGGTGTTCCTGTTGGCTTTACAAGGTATACCTACAAAGGTGATCTTGCACAAATGGCAGACAATTGGGCTTCCAAGGCGGCAAATGCTTCGTTGGACTTAGGTCAAGGTGCTCGTTTTGCTCAAGGTGCGGCTGATGCACTTCGTTCTGTTGGAATCAAGCCACTTGAAGGCGTTAGTTTAGCAAGAAGTATCTCTTCTATTGCCAATAATCCTCGTTTTGCAGGTGACGATGTATTGGTTGGTGCAGTAAAGAATGTTGCTGATGACATTGCTAAATGGACAAACAATGGCGGTGTCGTAGATGCTATTGCTTTAGATGCTATTCGCAAGAATTCTGTTAATGCGGCTATTCAGAGATTGCGACCAGGCATTGATGCAACATCACAGAGAAACCTTGCTTCTAAGGTTCTAGGTGATATTCGACCAATCATCATTGATGCAATTGAAGAGTCTGGTGGTAAAGGTTATCGCCAATACCTTGCTGATTACACAAAAGGCATGGAGAAGATTGCCGAGCGTAAACTGTCTGGTGAAGCACTAAAGTTGTGGAAAACCAATAAAGATGGCTTTGTGCGTTTGGTTCAGAATGAATCTCCTGAAGAAGTTGAGAGAATTCTTGGGCCAGGCAAGTACAACATTGCTACCGAGTTAGCAGATTCAAGTTTGTCTGTGTTGCGAGATCAGGCACAAAAACGATTGACTCAAGTATCTGTTGGAGAACAAGTCAAAGAAGGTCAGGCCGCCCTTGCACAACTGTTAAAACAACAAACTTCTTTCATTAGATTGCCATCTTATTTAAGTGTAGTGGCTTCATCAACTAACAAAGTGATAAGCGAGTTAGAAAGAGCCGTTAGCACCAAAACATTGCAAACTTTGACAGAAGCCATGAAAACCCCTCAAGGTGCGGCTAACTTGTTGTCAACATTACCTGCTGCTGAACGTAATCAAGTATTGAGGCTATTGGCAGACCCAAGCCAATGGAGTCCAACACTAAGTTCTTCAGCAACATTTGGCTTTAAAGGTGCTTTCCAATCTGAAGAGCAGTAAATGAAAGACTGGACATTTGCTATCTTAGTAGCAGTCCTGATTCTCTGTTTTGTAATTTTTTGTAGTTATATTATTGTTTGGGCATTTCCGTGATCGCCTTTCTCTTGGCGGCAACCATAG